CACGGGACAAATTGCAGCGATTATCCATAGTCACCCAGTTACATCACCTGAATTGTCGATGGCAGATAAGGTGTCTTGTGAAAAAACAAAACTTAAATGGTATGTCGTTCAACCAAACTTAGATCAATGGGTTGAATATGAGCCTTGTGGTTACAAAGCACCTTTAATTGGTCGTAAATGGGTTTGGGGTGTAAATGATTGCTGGAGTTTATGCAGAGACTATTACAAAGATGAACTAGGTATTACTTTAAGAGATTGGGATAGACCAACGAGTTCAGATGCCTTTTTATTAAATCCATTCTTTGATCGTTCTTTTCGAGCTACAGGGTTTAGAGAGCTTGAACCTGATGAGGAACTAAAAAAATATGATTTATTATTATTTAGCATTGGTTCACCAGGATTAAATCATATTGGCTTATTCCTTGGAAATCAATTAGTTTTACATCATTTACAAAATCGTCTTTCATCTAGAGATTTATTGGATGAATGGCTACTAAAATGTATGGGTAGGAGGATTCGGTATGACTTTAAGGAAAATTAAACTTTATGGTCAATTGGCTGAATTTGTAGGTGAGCGTGTTTTAGAAGCGGAAGTCACAAGTGTTGCACAAGCTGTTCGTTGTTTATGTGTCAATTTTAAAGGTATTGAAAAACACATGGCTGATCAGTATTACAAAGTAATGGCTGATGATTGGAATGTATCTGAAGAAGAAATTCATTATCCAACGGGTCAAAGTGATATTTCAATTATTCCTGTTGTTGGTGGAGCTGGAGGGAATATGGGGAAAGTTCTTTTAGGAGCGGCTTTGATTGGTGTTGCTATAGCAGCCCCAGGAGCAGGGTTTTTAGCAGGTGGTGGGCTTGGCTTTGGTTCTACTATGGCTGCAACAAGTGGTGCAACACTTTTTTCAGCAGCAGCTTTAGCAGGAAATATTGGTATTGGTTTAGTTCTTAGTGGTATCTCTGGCATGTTAACTCCTGTCCCAACTGTTCCTTCTTCTGAGCAAGATCCGAGAAATAGCTGGAGCTTTAGTGGGGTGCAGAATACGTCAAGGGCAGGTGTAGCCGTTCCTGTTATTTATGGCTCAAAAGTTTTAGTTGGAAGTATCGTTATATCTGCTGCTATTGATACAGTGCAAGTTGAGGTCACAGCATGACTAATTTAGTTATAGGTTCTAGTAGTGGTAAAGGTGGAAATAGAGGTGGTACTCCAAGTGAAGCAAAAGATAACCTTGATTCTAAACAATTTGCCAGAGTCCTTGACCTGATTGGTGAAGGTGAGATGGGTGGCTTGATTAATGGTGCTCAGTCAATTTTTATAGATAATATTCCTTTGCAAAATGCAGATGGTTCTTATAACTTTAGAGGTGTTTCTTGGAAAGAAGAAAAAGGTACATCTAATCAAGAAGTTATCCCTCTAACTGAAAATACCTCAACGGCTAATACTACAACATTTAGCGGAAATATTATTCAATTAGGTGCTCCTCGAAGCGTAACGATTACTAATACAAATATTGATGCTGTAAAAGTTACTATTGCGGTTGATCAATTACAAGAAATAACTGATAAAGGTGACATCGAAGGTAGTGAATTTGAATTAGAAATTTCTGTTACTTATGGTAGTGGAAGTGCTCAAGTAATTGTTGGTTGGAATCCGACTAGTAATCCTCCACTTACTAATGGAAAAATAAAAGGTAGGACAGGTGATTTGTATCAAAGAGAATATTTAATTAATTTAAATTGGCCTTCTGGTGTTACGTCAGCAATGATTACTGTAAGTCGTAAAACTACGGCTGTAGGAACTTTACCAAAGGTTGCTAATGGATTTCGATGGACTACTTATACAGAGATTACTTATGATTCATTAACTTATCCCAATTCAATGTTAGTTGGATTGAAGGTAGATGCTGAACAGTTCACAAGTGTTCCACAAAGAAAATATTTAGTACAAGGAATTAAGGTTAAGGTTCCTAATAATGCAACTGTTACAGCTGATGGAAGTCTTTCTTATAGTGGGAATTTTCTGGGCAGTCTTGGTGCAGCAGTTGTCACTAATGATCCAGCTTGGATCTTGTATGATCTTTTGACATCTAATAGATATGGGTTAGGCATAGATCCTGTTACTGGTGCAGGCCATTTAGCTGCTGCTGATTTAGATATTTATTCATTTTATGCAGCTTCTCTATATTCATCTGAAATAATAAATTATCAGTTAACTGATTCATCTGGAAATACTACTACTATTTCAGAACCTCGTTTTACTTGCAATGTCAATCTACAAACAGCACAGGAAGCTTATACAGTAATCAATCAATTATGTTCTGTTTTTAGAGCACAAGCTTATTGGTCGGCTGGTAATGTTTCTTTAACTCAAGATTCTCCTCAAGACACAAGTTATCTTTTCAGTATTGCAAATGTTTTAGAGCCAGGTTTTACATATCAAACAAGTAGTCAGAAAAATAGAGCTACTGTTGTTGTTGTTAAATACTTTGATAATGACTTAAGGGACTACAGCTATGAAGAGGTAAAAAGTAATGCAAATATCGCAAAATACGGTGCGATTATTAAAAACATTGATGCTTTTGCCTGCACAAGTAGAGGACAAGCAAATCGACTAGGTAAGTGGTTGTTATACATGGAGAATAATGAGCGTGAGACTTGTTCTTTCGTGACTTCTATAGATGCAGGTGTTGTTTGTAGACCAGGCCAAATAATAGAAATAGCGGATGAAGTTAAGGCTGGCTATAGAAGGTCGGGACGTATTAAGAGTGCAACAGCAAGTAATATCACTGTTGATGATGCTACGGGATTAACAGTATCAAACAGTCCTACTCTTTCCGTTATCCTTCCAGATGGATCGGTTGATAGTAAAAATATAAATGGTATTTCGTCGGGTGTTGTATCAGTCTCTTCTCCTTTTTCAGCAATTCCCAATGCAAATTCAATATGGGTTTATCAAAATTCAAGCATACAAACTTCTACTTGGCGTGTTGTATCAGTAGAAGAGCAAGATGGAATTAATTATGGAATAACTGCTGTTTCTTATAACTCTTCTAAATATGCAAATATTGAAAGCGGTATAGCACTTACGAGTAGAGATATTACCAATTTAAATGTTGCTCCTGATGCACCTAACTCTATTAATGCAGAAGAAATAATTTACGATAATTTAGGGATTGCAAGAGTAAAAATTATTCTTAGTTGGGATAATACAACTGATAATGCTTACGTTAGATTTAGATACAATAACAATAATTGGGAATCTAGACTTGTAGAGAATTCAAAGACGCTAGAAATATTAGATGTTGTTGTAGGTATTTATGAAATAGAAGTTTATAGCGTTAATGCTTCAGGCTTAAGAAGTGTTCAGTCTGCAAATCAAACAGTTAATGCAGTAGGGAAAACAGCAGTTCCAAGTCAAGTTTCTGGCTTAAATTTAATTCCTATTAATGAATCAAGTGCAATCCTTCAATGGGATAGAAGTACAGAACTTGATGTGATTTTAGGAGGTCAAGTTTTTATTAGACGATCAAATAAAACAGAAGGCGCAAAATGGGGTGATGCAGTTTCTATCTTTAAACCTAGATTAGATTCGGCAACAAACAAGAAAGTTGAGCAAGGCGTTCCTGGCAGCTCAACTCAATACATAGTTCCTTTGTTAACAGGAACATATTTGCTTAAATTTGTAGATGATGGAGGCAGGATCTCTGGTAGCCCTGGATCAACAGATTCAGCGTGGGATAGTGTTCGAGTTGTTGTTAATAGGCCAGAGGCTGCTGATCGTCTTAGGGTGATAAGGGTAGATGAGAAGATCGATCAACCTAGCACCAATAGTATTGAACACTTTGAAGGCACAAAAGTTAATACAGTTTGGGAGAGTATTTATAACTCAGGTAAAGATGCTTTGCTTTTAACGGTTACGAATGGGGCTACTGCTTCAAGCGGAACTTATAAATTTTATGCACCTGTTGATTTAGGTAATGTTTATAGTGTCAATATTCAAAGTGTTTTAGATACTTATTCTTTTGGTAATGAAACCCTATGGGATGATCGAACTGACGATATTTACTATTGGGGCGATATAGATGATGTAGGTGCAGTAATCTCTGACAAGTGCAATGCAACTTTATTTTTAAGAACTACTAATGACGATCCAACTTCATCACCTACTTGGGGAGCTTGGCAAGAGTTT